ACTTATTGTAAAGTCTAAGCCATGTTTTTGAGATAGGGTGGTCCCACCAACCAACCAAAAGTAAAATCGTCCGCTGCTGCGGTGTAATGGTCCAGAGTACATCGAATGTCTTCAATAGGAGACTTCTCGTAATCTTTGCCATTCCACGTAGCATCAGTATATTCTTGTCCTTCATATGTGAGTGCTACTGCATTGTAGTTTACATCGGCGAGGGCAGTGCCATCGGCAGATGTGACCGGCAGTATTGGTGTATTCGCATAATAAGGCAACGTTGCTTCTACTGCTGGATTTATGTCTATGAATGGTCGGTGCGAGAAATTCCCACCTCGATAGTACCTATATGGGGCAATGCCTTGTGACTCAGTAAACTTGGGAGGGGTCGGCAAAGGATTTGCATTATACACTCCAGAAACATACACTTTAGGATTGTCTGTTGCGGACAAGTATTGTACTGATTCAGTGACACCCACCGAACTAGGTGCTTGATAAACTTGGGCTCGATTCACTTCTTGCAGATTCATGAAAAACTTATGGCGTTGTCCACCACGATAAAATCTATATATCCACGAGAAATAATCCAAGGGAGTTACATCTTCTTCTCCGACTCCTCCAAAGAAACCATTGTTAACATACAAGGTGGCAAAGCGTGTCGCAATGTCACCCGATGTTCTCAGACCAAAACGTTTGATTAAAGATCGAATGTTTTGGACGTCTTCACCTATGGTCAACGTCTTTGGCGTGAGCTGATCAGTTGTTTTCATACCGAACATTTGAGCAGCATCGGAGAAATCGTTGAAACCTTGATCTTGGAAATTTCCTAGAACTTGTGATTCATAATCAGAACTAAAATCATAATCTTCACTTATAGCTCGTTTTTCGCGTTTCCGCGGGTTAGTTCGTGTGACACTCTCACTCACTGGTGTTGGGAGAACTGCTTCCGCAGCTTCAACAGGTTTCAACAAGACTTCCTTATTCTTAAAAGGGTCTTGTGCCCTGGTGATGCTTTCGGAACCATTTCCTATCGTATACCTGTCAAAGTCTGGTATTGCTAACTGATAATCGGATGCTCCAGAGATCCACATATTGATATCGACGGTTTGATCCACCGTATCAGGGGCTCGCAGCGCATTCAATACTTCTGTCACCAAAATGCCAGTTGTTGAATTTGTATTCGGTGTTGCCTCAACTCCTGCTAGAATCAGTTCCTTATATTGCGTGTTTGAAATATACGGAATTGTAAACTCAATCTGGTCAGAGGTTCGTAAATCCATAACCCAAGAATAGCACGTATCTAAATTATACTTTTGTGCGAGTTGTCCTGAAGGGACGTACGCAATTCTAATTCTACCTGAATGGAATGAAGTTTTTGCTGCTTGAACCTTATAGGTCAAACCACCCCGCCAATACCTGAACGGCGCTGAAACAAACGCCGTGAGGGTTGGCTGGAAATTACTTTTAGCATGCGGGCAAATGCCAGGATGCACAGCAATTTCATTAAGAGTGGGATTAACCATAGGACTAGCGTTCGCGGCCCACTTAAATGTTTGAAACCAACAAGAATGTGCAGCTATATAATTGATGTCCATTTCATCTACTTGGGAACCGAACAGGTCCCCCCGCATTTGAATCTGGTTATCAGGTTTACAGCCTAGCATTACCGATTGGTCCAAACCATCTGTATTAGTGTAACCAAACGCAGGTACGTTTTGGAATTTGTTCTGTGTCTGTACAGAGGTAGGTTTCGATAAGCCCAGCAACGCTGAAACTTTGGAAGCAGAGTTGGCAATCCACTCTACCGGCTTGAAAGCATCACCAATAATTGGTAAATTTTTCAAGCCAGAGGCAGCTCCACCAACGTGCTCCAAGGTTTCTGTTACCAAGCCTTTCTGGGATTTCTCCTTATCTTCGCCTACCTGTGATGTGTATTTTGGTCTTATCTCAAGTCGTTCAAAGAGAGAGGCCAAGTTGTCATCACACTGAGATTTATAAGGCGTCAAGAACTCTAGTTTTCCAGAGGTATTGGCAGTCTTCTTCACTCTTATAACTCCCTTCTGGATCAATTTGTATAACATCTCTTTGTCACTTGTGGTGACGGCAGTGTCAGACAGATCGCGTGCAGAAGCGAGCGCTAAGTTAGGTCTTGCTGTTGGAACTCCAAGATCAATGTTTTCAAACCACGCGAATACGGTGACTGTACAATCGGTCAGCGTCTTCAACTGGTTGAGCACCGTGATCTTGAGGTTCCCCATATCTCCATGTTGTGTTGTGAGGTTGTAGTGTGTGTACGGATTCACGAATGGAATTCTGAGATCCCCAGAGTTCCCCGTGGCCGCATCTAGAACAACGTGTGGAAATGCG